GAAAAATGATGCTGTTGTAGAACAGGCTAAAGAAACTCAAACTGATAATAAACCTCAACCTCAATTCACACAAGAACAGCTTGATAATATTATCAAACAAAGACTTGAAGCTGAAAAATCAAAATACAATAGACAGCTTGAAGAACAAAAGAAAGCTGAAGAGGAAGCACAAAAAGAAAAAGCAATCAAAGAAGCTAAAACAAAAGCAGACCTTGAAAAGTTAATGCAAGAGAGAATAGCAAGTAAAGATGCTGAGTTACAAAAAATGAAACTCGATATTAAAAAAGAAAAAATAGATAATAGTTTATTATCTGTCGCATCTAAATATAATGCTATCAATCCTCAACAAGTTACAGACTTAATTAAGAATCAAGTAAGGTTAAGTGACGATAATCGTATAGAAGTTGTTGATAATAATAATAATATACGTTATAACCCAAAAGGCGAACTTTTTAGCATAGAAGAACGTGTTAAAGAGTTTTTAGAGGCGAACCCACATTTTTCCGCAAGTGGCAAGTCTGGTTCAGGAAGCCAGAGTTCTGTCGAGGGTAAAACTGTAAAACCTTTTAATATTCAGGATTTAGATATGAGCAAGGCGGAGGACAGAAAACGATATGCAGAATATCGGAAACAAAGAGACTCTAGTCCTGTTCAGATAAACTTAAACAAAAAATAAACGGAGTAAATAACAATGGCAAACGAAACAACAAGTACAACGCTTTCGGAATTATATACTGAAATCGTTGCAGAGGCATTATTCGTTGCAAGTGAACAATCAATCATGAGACCACTTGTACGAAACTATGCTATACAAGGTGGTGGAAAGTCAGTTGAAGTTCCGATATATGCAACTGTTTCAGCAAGTGCAGTATCAGAAGCATCTGATTTATCTAACACAGAAGTAAACCCAACTTCAGTTACAATAACTGCAAGTGAGAATGGTGTTATGACTACTCTAACAGACTTAGCAAGAAATTCAGCACCAAGAAATGTTGCTGGAGATATTGGTAAACTGTTTGGAGAAGCAATCGCAAAGAAACAAGACTTGGACTTAACAGCTTTATTTGATGGTTTTTCAAATGTAGTTGGTTCAACTGCGGCGGCGGTTACAGCAGAACACTTCTTTCAAGCTATCGCAACATTAAGAAGAAACAATGTTCCTTTAAATGATGTTGTAGCAGTATTTCATCCAGATATTGCTTATGACCTTAAAAAAAACATAACAAATACATTTGCAACTTCTGGAAACGTATCTGACTTAGCAAACGAAGCATTAAGAAATGGTTTCATCGGAACTTTAGGTGGAATTAGAATCTTTGAAACTTCTAACATTGCAAACACAGGAAACGCTGGTGATTATAAATCAGCTATGTTCCATCGTGATGCTTTAGGTATGGCAATGATGCAAGACCTAAAAGTAGAAACTCAAAGAGATGCTAGTTTAAGAGCAGATGAAATTGTAGCAACAGCAGTATATGGTGTCGGTGAATTACACGACTCCTATGGTGTTGAAATAGCTGGTGACTCTAGTATAGTAAGCTAATAATCATATTCTTATGGGCGAGCAATCGCCCATAGGGCATAAGGAGAAATGATGATTAAAAAAATTAAAAAGATTTGGAATAAATTTGTAGATTGGTTATTCAAAGGATTTTATAAGTAATGGCTAATTTTACAGGTGCAAATGTTATAGACGCAACAGAGGTAGCAAAGTATCAATCAGACATTTTTGATTTTGGTATTGGCTCAGGAACGTCAGAGGTTGCTTTTTATATATTACAAACAACAAACGATATTTTAAGAGAACTAAGAAGTAGATGGTTTCCTACTTATAAAACAAACGTATATACAGATATTACAGTTTTAAACACGCCAGAGATGGATAATACAAAAGTCAATTTAGACCAATTCAAACGTGCTGGTGTATATTTATTTCTTGGTAGATTTATGCTTCCAGCATTATCAAAGTTTAGACCAGAAACAGACAAAGATAAATTTGAAAGAATGGCAGAATATTATATGTCAGAATATAACAAAGAATTTAGAATGATTCTTGAAGATGGTGTTGAATACGACTCAGCACAAGATGGTTCAATCAATGTAAACGAAAGAGAACCTTTACATGGATTTAGAAAACTTGTTAGGTAATGGCAGTTACAGTTTCAGTTAAATCAAATGTTAAATCTATACAAAAGAACTTAAATAAGTTTGTAAACAAGTTTCCAAGAATAACTAGAAAAGCATTGCTACAAGCAAGTTTTCAATTACAAGCGATTATCAAAGAACTTACAAGACGAGAACAAGATTTTAGAAGAAGAAGATTTGCACCTTATAGTGAGGGTTATTTAAAAACTTTGCAAAGAGAGGGTAAACCAACAAAGATTGATTTATTCAATACTGGAAGAATGTTAGGTTCTATTACAGGTAAAGTTGAATCTAAAAGCAAAGCTAGTGTATTTTTTAATAATAATGAAATGACTAGACGAGCATTATTTAATCAAGTATTAAATGAACCTAATAGACAGTTTTTCGGATTTGATAACAAAACTGAAAAGATTATTGCAAAACAATTTGAAAGATTTTTAGACAAAGAAATAAGAAGATTAGGATTATGAGTACAAGAGAGAATATAGCTTCAAACATTGCATCAACTATAAGCGGTATATCAAGTCCATCAATTAAAAAGGTAACTAGGCAACCTTTTGATTTAGACGAATTATCAGATAAACAATATCCAGTTGTAATCGTACAAACATCTGAAGAAACAAGAGAAGATGTTGAGATTGGTAGTGGTGCAAAAACAAGACAAGGAACTATTGATTTTGTTTTATCAGGTTTTGTAAAAGGTGCAGAAGCTAATATTGACACTTTACGAAATCAACTCATCACCGCTATTGAAACAGAATTAGAATCTGATATTACTAGAAGTGGCAATGCACTTGATACAGAAGTTATATCTGTTGAAACTGATGAGGGGACTTTATTCCCTATTGGTGGGATACGGATGACTATTAGGTGTATTTACACATTTGATTCAGGAACACCATAACAGGAGATATAAATGGCAGATGCAAAAATAATAGATAAGATAGAAAAAAAAATAGATAAAATTGAACAATTACATGATAAAGAGTCTTTACTTTGTGAAGAAGTAAAAGATTTATTAGAAGAACTCAAAGGCGAAGAAATCGAAGAAGATGAAGATTTTGACGAAGATGAGATTGAAGAGGAAGATGAATCAGACGAAGATTAGTTTGATTTATTATGTTAAAAGTAGTAAAAGCAAAAAATAGGAGAATATAATGGCAGTACATCATGGAAAAGAGGGTGAAGTAGTTGTAGGTGGTTCAGCAGTTGGCGAACTATCTAGTTTCACACTTGAAACAACAGGCGATGTTGTTGAAAGCACAAAAATGGCAGACGCAGCAAAATCATTTATTGCTGGAAGAACATCATTTTCAGGAACTTTAGAAATGCACTTTGACGAAGCTGATAGTGTGCAAACACAATTAGTTGCTGGTGCTAGTGTTACTTTCAAATTATTACCAGAGGGTTCATCTGCTGGTGATAGAAAATTTGAGGGTGCTGGTATCATAACTGGTATGAGTGTTAATCAACCACTAGACGGAATCGTTGCTAGAAGTGTTACATTTCAAGGAACTGGTGCTTTAACAATTGGAACTGAATAATAATTTATGTCAATAATAGACAGAGCCAAGTCTCATTTTGAGAGTATAGGTATTCAATCTATTGAAGTTCCAGAATGGAAAGATGAAGATGGCAAACCAACTGTCATCTATTGGAATCCTATAAATCTTTTTGAAAAAAATAAATTATTTAAGAAATCTGATAATTTACAAGATGTCAGTATTCTTGCTGATATTGTCGTAATGAAAGCACTAGACAAAGATGGTAAAAAACTTTTTAAGTTAGATGATAAAATGGATTTAATGACAAAGGTAGATTCTGATGTTTTATCAAGGATAGCAACTGCAATGGTTCAAGTTATCTCGCCTGAAGAAGTAAAAAAAAACTAAATTTTGACCCTGAATTAAAAAATTTACTTATAGTCGCTGATAGGTTAAAAATAACTTTATCTGAACTTCTAAAAATGGAAGTTTGGGAATATAATTATTGGGTTGGATATTTATTACACGAGATGGACACTCAACAATCTATGATTGATAAAAAGAAAATATAATGGCACAAAATTTAAGAATAAACATACTTGCTAAAGACAAAACTAAACAAGCGTTATCAGGAGTTCAAGCATCATTAGGAAGATTAAAGTCATCAGTTTTTTCAATACAATCTGCTTTAGTTGGTATTGGTGGTGGATTAATTATTAGGTCTTTTATTGGCGTTGGAAGAGAAGTTGAAGAACTCGGAGTAAGATTTAATTTTTTATTTGGTTCTGTAAATGAGGGTAAAAAAGCATTTAATGAACTTGTAAAATTTGCTGGTAAAGTTCCATTTACACTTCAAGAGATTGCAACAGCATCAGGAAACTTAGCCGTAATATCAAAAGATGCACAAGCATTAGCAAAAAATTTAAAAATAGTTGGTAATGTATCTGCTGTAACTGGATTAGACTTTAGAACTACTGCTGAACAAATACAAAGGTCATTTGCTGGTGGTATATCTGCGGCAGATATATTTAGAGAAAGAGGTGTTAGAGCATTATTAGGTTTTCAAGCTGGTGCAACAGTATCAGTAGAAGAGACTATAAAAAGATTTGAGGAAATATTTGGTGAGGGTGGAAGATTTGGAAGAGCAACAGAAGTATTAGCAACAACTTTTACTGGTACTCTTTCAATGATAAATGACAAAATATTTCAATTCAAATTAGGTGTTAATGAAGCTGGTTTCTTTGATTTTATAAAAGGAGGTCTTGCAACTGTAAATCAATTATTAGAAGAGAACGAAAAACAACTTAGAGATTTTGCATCTACTGTTGGTAAGAACTTTGTTGATATAATTAAACAAATTATGATTGGTTTTGGTGAGGTTTTTGAAACTGTAAAAGGTGTATTTAAAATCATTGGAACAGGAATAGCTGGAACTATTGACCTGATAAAAGTTCTACCAGCAGGCGTAAGAGAATTTGGTGTAGTTGGTTTTCTATTATTAGGAAGAGCAGGTAAAATAGGTGTTCTTGCATTAGGTGGTATTATAAAAGCACTTGGAATTGACTTGGAAGAAATAGCAAAAAAAATGGGTCTATCAGGTGGAGAAGCAAATGATTTTAATAGAGAATTATCATCAGCAGAAAAATTTATAAAAAAAATAGAAGAGTCAGTTATCCTTAATACTGCTGAACTTGCTAAAATGAATGAAGAGATTGCAAAAGCAAAAGCAGAGGCAGAAGCAACAAAAACTAAATTTGGGGAGATAGCTGGAACAATACAAGGTCC